AGACGCCACAAACCTTGTAATCCATTTTCTTTACACCAAACCTATGTTGTATACAACTAGTTATACGTTTGTCTATAAAAGGGTTTTGAAATTGATTCAACCTGAACTATTATGCAAAAATTATTCTGGATGATAATACCGATACAAGTAATAACGGAGGGTATTTTCAACATTGAAGCAAACGCTGTCAATAGAACCATTTGCATCCAAAATAAAGTAACGATGTTTTCCTTCTTTTGCAAGTTTTATATAATTATCCTGAATCTTTTGTAAACGCTGTATTTCTTCTGTCATATTGTTTATCTTACGCCGTTTAGCATTACGCATAGCGAATACAGATGGATTACCGTAAAGTAAGATGGTAATGTTAGGGAAAAGCGTGTTTCCATCGAAGAAGCGCATAATATTATCAGTGTCCCGTTCAAGGATTACACTGTAACGCGCGATGATTTCATCTAGGTAGGAATCAATAATTACAATCTTGCCTTCATCGAGTGCAGGTGTAATGAATGAATCAATGTGGTCATAATGATCGAGCAGCGTAAGAAGTAATTGTTTTTCGGGATTGTCTTTATGTTTCTTAATCAAATCACGCATATCTTCAGCGAATGGCTCTGCCGTGTAAACAATATCTTCAAAATCAGTAAGATTTTCACGTAAATAATTGAGGACAGTGGTTTTACCACTTCCCTCAACACCTTCAATACTAATAATCATGTTTTATCACCTCATAAAAAGTTGAGTGCTTCAAGAGTATCTTTTGGTAGTTTAATCTTCAATGCACCATTTTTATAATCTGTAATTAAGTCAGAGAGTTTTGGATACGCTTCAAATAACTTCTGTGCGCGTTTGTCACCTACTCCAGGTAAGGACAGATAAATGTCATAGAGTGGATTTACACTTGACTTGACTTTCTTGTGCTTGACACTCTTTACTTTCTTACCCTTTCCTACCATTTCCTTGATCTTGAAAATTGCATGGTATAATTGAGGAGCAGTATCAAACTGAATCATCTTTACATCATACCGCGCTGCTACAGAACAGAGGGAACCAACCGTATGTGCAGTTTTCCACTGTTTAACGTAAGGGACAAAATAAAGACTCTTGAAATTACCGTGTATGAAAAGATACGGTTCATCAAACTGTTCAAGATTGGTAAGTTGTGTTTCTAAGCGTCCATCGCGCACAGAATTGACAAAATCTGCTACAGATTTACGCTCAATGACAATCTTCTTCTCACCATCAATAACCCAAGCGAAATCACCTGATTCCATGCATTCAAAACGGACTTCAACATTATACGTTTTTGCAATGCGAGCAATCTTATTTTGAACGGTTTTGGGTTCTCTTGTATCTACAATTAAGTATTCTATGTTATCACCTATATATTTTTACTAAATGTTTATCTTTCGTGCCATACTCTCTTGTAAAGTCACAGTAACCAGAATGAGGACAATACCCATACTGTTTGACAAGTTCACAGCGTGGGAATATAGGCTGATTATAAACATCAAACAGTCTATCAAGTTGTCGTTCTTCCGTGATGCAATGATACGCTTCTGTGCGTCCATTACGTGTGCTTACAAGATATTTTTCTATTATATCTTTGATCTCACCGTAGAGGAAACCGCTATCACGCAAATAGGAAATAAGCAAGTAGCGCCCTCTAAAACCTACTCGTTTTGACATACCGTTAATCAGTAAGGATGAAATGCATGGTGGAAGAGATTTGAGTAGAGAATCATGCGAAATCTGCATACAAATAGCATCATCATACTCTAATCTATAGTCCTGTGCGTTGATTGAAGAGTAGCGATTGTTGTAGTATTTTCCATCCACATCAAACATTTCCATGTTCAGGTATTTGTTACCATAAACTGTGTAATCACATGGATGTGGTTGATGTGTGGCCTTACGCTGTATAAACTTCAATCCACGTTCAAGATCATCTGTTGTAAGAGGAATGCAGTATCTACCACGACGATTGTTAAATGTTCCAGGGATGGTTGCAACACGCGCGACATCACCCATAACCTTTTCATCCATCGTAGTCAACTTGAACTTCCTTACAAAAAATGAATGTGCGCTAAAGAGTGCTGCTTTCTTATTCTTCAATTCCGCGTAATTCTTGGTGAAGAGGTAGAAGTGGAATCCTGCACCAGAATATAGCATCAGGTAGCGCATGTTACGCTTACCAAACTCATTTGAGAGTTTAACAGCATCAACAAATGATTTCTCACCGTCAAGATCAAAGAATATCTTATCTACGTTGAGGAAAGCATTGTCATACACCTCAGAGGACGTATAATTGTAAATGGTAGCAAATACACGCTTGTATGATTTGTAGCGGTTTATCTGCTCGTAAAATTCCTCAGAAGTATTTGTTGTAATCCGGTAAGGAATTGCAATTTGACGCGGGAATGAATCGTAAAGCAACTTGTGAATAGTGACGCACACAATCTTCCACCACTATTCTATTTGTAAAAAAGAGTTAATAAATGTTGTTATTTAAGAGAATTCATCTTGGGTGGTTTCATCATAAATCATGTCACAAATATAGGCATATTCACAGTAATTACACAACCAGGAAGGTTTAGCATCAAACTTCTTCTCTTCAATTTTCTTTACCGTGTTGTCAAACTTACGTAATACAGATTTAATGCGCTTCTCTTCCACATCTTCAATGAAAGAATCATCAGGATAACCAGTAAAGAATATGCCAACCTGATCAATAGTTATTCCAGTTGTTTTCTGCACTAGGTAGACATACAAGTGTAGTTCATCAAGATAATTCTTGTAATCACTCTCACGATACTTGCCTGTCTTGTAATCAACTAGGATATGCTTACCATCTTTCTCATATATTGCATCGATGATTCCCACAAGATTCTTCTCTTCATCATACAATTTACGTTCAGCGTAAGCAGCGCGGTCTAAACCAAACATGGAAAGAATGTTGTAGAAGTTACCAATGTGTGTCTTGTAGAAATCATCCTTCATTAAGAACTGTTTATAATAATCGAATTCAGGTGAGTTTTTGTTATATAATTCAAACAGTTCATGTAGAGTGCTACCTTTCTTCGCTGCTTCATTCGATACTCTGTCCTTACCATAAATCGTGTAAGTCTCGATATAGAACTTACGAGGACACTTACGGTAGAGATACATCTTACTCTTACTCATGCGGAACTTCAAATTCCCATCTCCTTATTACCACTCATCCATGCCTGTAACCAACCACGATCTGACCAATAACGACACATATCGACAAATGTGTAAATCTTGTTCTCATACTCTATCTTACGAGGAATATTCTTACCATTGACAAAATCAAGGAATGCTACTTTCATAACCGATTCAAAAGATTCAATGGTAATCCATCGTTCTTTTTGCATTGTTTCCATATAGTAATAATGTGCAACTGACATCTAATCCATCTCCGAAGTAATACAGTATAATGAGTATGTTTTTCTCACTGATATACGCTTTAAAATGGATTTAAGGGTAAGAATGAAATGCACCTTACCAACATCCATAGTCTGTAAGATTGATACATTCACCACAGTGTTCACATTCTGCCATTGTTACAATTCCAATACCTGTTCCAGTAAAATGTAGGTGAATAATAGATTGATATTTATTATCATTAAAACAACGCTCATGTCGAGCGATAAACTGATTGAGTTGTGCAAGTTCATTTTCGTTTAGTTCTAACATTATCCGCACCTACTGTATCCACATGCACAAGTTTTACAACCTTCAACCATACTCAAATATTCACCACATTCAGGACAAATATTTAATTCAGTCTTTATTTCTTCCTTACATGGAATAGAAATTGGTTCTGACTCCTTATCAGGAATTAGACTTTCAATTACTCGACCGATAACATCCGAGCATGATTTTCCATCACAATTACCTTCAGAAAATTTCTTGTAAGCGACAGGACAAGTAACATTACGTAGAGTCTTGATTATATCCCAGGTAGGAACATTCCAACGCATTGAAAGAGAAATCATCTGTCCCAATGCATCATTCATAGCGGTGCAACCACCTTTATTACTAATGATACACTCGTAAGGATTACCATCTTTTTCTGCAACGGAAATGATAAGTTTACCACAACCTGAACGTCTCTTACTATTTGTAGCGGGAAGATCAGATGGGCGCTTAGGTAGGATTCTACCATCAGGAAGAGTTGTTATAGGTGCAGGGATGGAATCTTTCTTGAGTTCCATAACAATATCATCCCTGCTACCTGTTACGTAAATGGTAACTCCCTTACACTCTTTCTCATAAGCGTAAAGAATTGCACTTCTAATATCGTCTTTAGTAGTGCCTGAAGGCATGTTAATTGTCTTACTGATTGCAGCATGACAATACTGTTGAAACGCTGCCTGCATGTCAATGTGTGCCTTCCAATCGATGTCGAGAGCCGTCTTGAACACAGATTTAAACTCTTTAGGCAACCATGTAATATCTTGAATAGTCCCTGTTTCGTAAGCATGATTGATTACTTCCTGCTTCTTTTTGTCCCATTGTGTAACTTCAATGTGTGATTCAATATACCCATTCAGTTTTTCCTCAAACACAGGATCAACAATCAAGTAACCTTTCTTCTCACCATCTACCCATGTATACCGCTTGTGAACCAGGGAATAAACAGGTTCAATACCATATGAGGTTTCAGAGAGTGTTGCAATACTTCCAGTGGGCGCTATGCACGTTGTAGTTGCATTACGTATGGGTATATCATGTAGGAACCAATCAGAACCTTCATATGCTGGAAATACACCAAGTTCTTTTGCAAGTTCTCTTGATGTTAGAACAGACATATTATTAAGAATGCCCATAACCTTTTTTGCCTGATACAATGCTTCAGAACTATCGTAAGGAATACCCATCTTCATTAGCATGTGATGGAATCCCATGTAACCTAATCCAATCTTACGAGTCTTTCTACTCGCTTCTGCAATCTCTTCAATAGGATATTTGTTAAGATCAATAATCTTATCAAGAAACTCTGTTGAAAGTTCAATGGTATTTATTAAATCATTTTGCATTAATCCATTATTATTAACAAAGTTAGATAAATTTATACTGCCTAGATTACATGATTCGCCTGATAATAGTGGTTGCTCTCCGCAGTTAGAGGCCAATATGCCGTTGAAAATGCCAGTATGGTTCTTAGGCTCGTTGAAACAGTAAACCTTGTCTACAATTTCACCAGTTCTTTTAATATCAACTATTGTTGCATTGGTAATAGTAAAATATTGTTCATATACTGTATTCATATCAGGAATATAGTAATCAGGTATTCTATCACCAATTTTTAATTCATCTGCACAAATACGAATCTCTTTACCATTTTTGTCAATAATAAATTTATGATAGGGTGTGCATTTTAACTCATAATAAAAATTTTTAAAGTTAAAGAGTATCGTCATTACCTCTTGATCATATCCAGTAATACGGGGTGTAACAACACTCCATTCAAAACCATTCCAGATAGTTATTTCTTTGTCTACACACTCATCAATGCGCTTATATCCTTCATTGGTAAGAATGAGTGTTTCACCAACCAAACACGGATTTGTTGCGTCAATATTACCAAGATGTTTACAAGTATTTTTATCATTAATTAAATTATAAAACAAAATCCCAGGTTCACCATTCTGCATAATTCCATCAACAATTTTGTCAAATAATTCTTTTGCCCTAATTGTTTTGTAAGTTTTACCATTGAAGTGAAGATTATACTCTTTATCATTCTTTACAGCGTTGATAAATTCATCATCAATCATTACAGAAATATTGAAGTTAGAAAGATCACCTTCAGTATTCTTACATGCAATGAACTTCTCAATGTCAGGGTGCCAAACAGGGAGAACACCCATGTTTGCTCCCCTTCTTTTAGATCCCTGTTTCACAGCATCAGTAGCAGCATTAAACACTTTCATGAAAGAAATAGGGCCGGATGCAACACCATCTGTTCCATTTACAATATCACCTTCAGGTCGAAGATTACCAAATGTAAATCCTGTTCCACCTGCTGCTTTATGAATCAATGCGGCATTTTTAATTGCATCAAAAATACTTTCCATTGAATCATTTACAGGAATTACAAAACATGCAGAAAGTTGCCCTATACTTGTTCCCGCATTCATAAGTGTAGGTGAATTAGGCACAAAATCCTTATTCACCATCATATCATAGTAAATCTCTCGTTCATCATCCGTATTTCCTACATAGTCTGCAACCCTTCTACAGACATCTTCCCAAGACGATTCACCTTCACGGAAATAGCGAGCAGCAAGAACTTCATTTACAATATCACTCATGGTAATTACCTCTTGAATAGTTTGTAAGTGTAAGCATGTGCATTGAAGTAATCAGCACAACACTTTGCAGTCTTTGGTCCATTGAATGTTTTACAAGAGAATACATCAATATAACAACAATCTGTTTCCTCACTGAAATGTGCGGTGATGCACGATGTTTCAATAAGTTGCATTACAGAGTAACCGTAAAGATGTGGTTCAGTTCCAAACCGCTCTGCAATCATATCACCATGACGTTTCATATCAATAAAGTTACAAAGATCAATCATCCACGCCTTAATATATTCAATATCACAAATCTTTTCATGGTTGCACTCAAAAAGATTCATGTGTAAGGATAAACCAAAATCACTCTTCATATTATCACCTATCAATTCTGTTTGTTGAACTTATAAATTATTCCTGCACCAATGAATTGCATGATAATTTTAACCGATATTTGACCCACGATTGCATATATTACAAGACTCCACGCAATAATACCAGTAGTTAGAGGACTTAACCCTATGATTACAAAGATGGTGCTGTCAAGTATACCGCCGAATATACCACTGTAAATCACTCTTTTGTGCATCGCTGACTTTACCCTAGAGTAGATTTCTGTATCAACTATTTCTGATACAATAAATGCTAATCCTGACGCTACTGTTATGTAGAATATATCTCCCGACGTAATTGAGAATAAACAACTGATGATTAACGCAATAAGAATGTAATAATACGTGTTCTTCTTACCATACTTATTCTGCACAAGATCACGCAGAATAAATGATGCACCAATGAGTAATGTTCCACACGGAATAATAAACATCCCTATTGTTATAGGTGCAAATGTTCCTGTAATAATATTCGCTATAAGAATTGAAAGAATGTAAAGTAGAATAATAATCATAATTAAACAATCTCCTGCATAATTTTAATACCATTTACAATGTTCTGTTGTGCAAGAACACAAGGATGATATTCTGTATACTTCTGTTCTTTACTATATGTTTTAACCCATTTACGCGAATCTACATCAAGAACAAAACCTAATACAGACCTTATCTCGAATGATGATGCATCACAACTAACATTTATATCACAATCATGTTGTTTAATAATCTCCATTATTTCTTCAATAATTTGAAACATACCTATACCAAAGATATGAATGTCGGTTATTCCATACTCATAAATTAGTGGAACAGTATGCTGAATAGTTTGATATAATTTATTACGAATTATCTTACTTCTACCAGATGATGCAACACCTCCAAAACCAATACAATCTCCAGGTTGTGCAATCTTTAATGTATCAATTACACATTCAACACATTCTTCAAATGTCTTGCCCTGAATCATTAACACAAGTTGACGTGGTTTTAGTTTATCACGTTTACTTGCAAGAAATTGATTCGCTTTAACTGTAGTTTTATAATCATCAATCATATCATAGGCTACAATCTTCTCACTTGTAATACAGAGTTTATGTTCAAAGTTTAATTGTCTCTTTAACGCAATATCAAAGGACAATCTAGTATTATGGTTACGATCCTGAAATGCACCACTATCCATGAGAACTTTGACATTTTTATTGGTAATCTTAATATGTTTATAATTAGGATTCAAACAAACATAATCTGAAATATGTTCAGTATTTACTTCCATTTTGTTAAGCGCATTGCATGTTTTTGAAATGTAAATATTTACCATTCAAACATGCTCCTTTAGAAATTTCAACTGTTGACCAATACCCATTCCTTCCAGGGGAATATGATATTTAATACCCTTGCGTGTTAGATGGGGGATCAGTCCATCACGGTATTTCTTACCACAATAAAAATCAACTACAACATCTTCAGTAATAATTTCATCGAGTTGTTTTATTACTGTTTTTACCCATTGGTTATACTCAGTTTTTGACTTATCATACAAAGATTCATCGTAAGGACTAATTTCATCGGTGGGTTTCAGAAGTCCATATTTTGCAGAAAGAATAAACCATTGATCATAATCAAACTTTGAAATATACCGTTTAATGGTTCTAAACAAAGGGGATGCAGTATACATCTCTCCTGCATCGCATTGATATTTTTGTTTCAGTTTTGTGCAACCAAGTAATGCAATACGAACCATATTACTCAACCTTCTCAAGTCTCATTACCACTTTCTCATACTCATAATATTTGCCCGTCTTTTCAATAATCTTACTCTGC